TATAGAACTAACAGAAGAAGGTATGCGTATTATACGCAAAGACACCTTAGACAACTATCAGCTATGCTACTATGTAGGAAATGAAACTATGGTAGTATGTAAGCCAAGAGATGAAAAGGCTTGGTTGTTTTATAAATTAAGATAACAATCGGAAAAATTAAAAAGTATTATATTTGTAAAAAATAAAGAATTATGGCATCTACTGTTTATAACGGAACAAATTTATTATTAAAATTTATCGCTGATGGCGGTACTTTGGCAACAATCGGTCACTCAACAAGTGCATCTCTTTCGTTGTCTATGGATGCCCCGGAAGCCACAAGCAAAGATTCAGGAGGTTATCAAGAAGTAATCGCCGGACTTAGAAGTGGAGAAATTAGCTTTGAAGGTCTTGTTGATTATACTGACACCCAAAACGTTCCAGCAATGGCAACATTAATGGAAAACCGTTCAAAAATTGATTGGTCTTTTGGGACAACCACAACTGGTGATACTGTTTTTTCAGGTGAAGGATTTATCACTTCAATTGAAACAAGCGGCGAAATGGAAAGTGCGGTTACCTATTCAGGAACTATCGTGACTACCGGATCAATTACAACTGCGGTCAACTCGTAATTTTAATACATAATGGGGAACAAAAGGAGGGGTTACCACGACCTTAAAATTGGTGGTAAGAATAGGACTATGCACTTTTCAATGAACTTTTGGAGTGCATTTACCGATGAATTAAACATTTCACTTGACCAATTAGGGGATATCTTTGAGGGTGGAATATCATTGAGTGTAATTCGTGAAATCATTTATTGCGGTTTATTAGCAAACGACCAAGAACAAGGCAACGAAATTGATTATAATAAATTCAAAGTCGGTGCGTGGTTGGAGGATGTTGATGCCAATGAACTTGAAAAGATTGTTGGAGCGATGACCGAATCAAGAATCCTTGGGAATGACTTAAATATGGGAATCCAAAGAAACCCTACTGAGGAAAAAAAAACACAAGCGAACCCGAGCAAATAACTTGGGATTCATTAGCTGATTATTTTATTGGGCAATGCGGTATTCCGCCGGGTGATTTTTGGATTAACACTTGGAAGGAAAATCAATTATTGGGTGAAAGTCATATTATAAAACAAAACCTTGAATGGGAACGTTTGAGATATTTGGCAACGCTTATCCACAACGTAAATTGCACCAAGAAAAGTCAAACGATAAAACCCCCGGATTTATTTCCTTTGCCGCAAGATGTTTATCTAAAAAAGAACGTTCCAAGGTCAACCCCTGAGAAATTAAAAGAATTTGAAGATTTGCTTGAATCAATGAAAGACATTCCAAGGAAGGTTGTTTTTTAAATTGTTAAATTTGCATTATGGCAAACATTTTAGAAGTAATTATAAATGGCGATGCAAAAGGATTAAACAAATCACTTTCATCAGCATCAGCGAAACTTAAAGCATTTGGAAGGCAAACCACCGACATTGGGAAGCGTTTGTCAACAAGGTTAACCTTACCCATCGGACTTGCCGGTGCGGCGGCAGTTAAATCCGCAAGTGACTTTGAAAGACTACAAACATCATTGAATGTTTTGACTGGAGGTGCCGAGCAAGGTGCAAAAGCATTTGAAAGACTTGTTAAGTTTTCAGCAAAGACCCCTTTTCAATTAGGGGATTTGGCGGCAGTAAATAATCAATTGATTGGTTTTGGAATGTCAACAGATGATGCGTTTGATTCACTTAAACTACTTGGTGATGTTTCAGCCGTTGCCGGTGCTGACCTTACAAGAGTGGCGGTTGCCTTTGGACAATCTGCCGCCGCTGGTCGTGTGATGCAACAAGACATCAACCAATTCATCAACAACGGTATCCCGATATATAAGATATTGAATGGCGTTACCGGTGCAAGTGTTGACCAATTAAGGAAAATGGGAAGTGAGGGAAAAATCACTTTTGAATTACTTAAAAAAGGATTTCAAAAAGCAACATCCGAAGGCGGTCAATTTGAAAATGGGATGCAAAAACTTTCACAAACTTTTGCTGGTCAGTTTTCAACATTAAAAGATAATTTAAATATTGCATTGGCTAAATTTGGAAAAATACTTTTGCCAATAATGAAGGATTTAATGGCAAGTTTTACAAGCCTAATTCAAAGACTCTCAAGTTTAGATGGTGATACTCAAAGATTAATCTTGACCATTGCGGGATTAGCCGCAATTATTCCACCATTATTGATTGCCCTTGGAAGTGTTGCAACCGGATTTGGTGTGATTTCAGGTGCAGTTGCTACATTGACAACGGTTATGGCGGCAAATCCAATTGGTGCCATTGCGATTGCGGTGACCGCTTTAACAACTGCATTTATTGAATTATTACACAAAATAAATCCGGTTGTTTCAAGAATACAAACTTTTATAAATTTTGTAAAATCTGCTGGTAGGCCGACAAGATTTCTTGCCTTACAAGTAGAAACGGCCGCCGAAAATTTAAAGAAAAAACAAACTGAACAAAAAAAAGACAATGATCAAGAAGAGAAATCAACTGAAATAACAAAAAAGAAAACAATCGCAGTAAATGAATTAAATTCATCTACAAGAAAAGCGGTTAAAGTGGCGTCTGAATTAAGTTTAATTAGGAAAAAAGGTGATAGGGAATTTATAAAAGGTACTGAAATTTTTAAACAATTTAAATTTGGAACTGATACTGTTGCAAATGCTACAATGTTGGCAACAGAAGGGTTCAAAAAAATGAATTTAGTTATCCCTGAAATAAATACTCAAACAAACACATTAAATGAAGGCGTTTTGCAACTTTCTATGGCATTCGGTGAAACCTTGATGTCATCCTTTGAAGGATTGATGAATGGAGAAAATTTCTTTAAATCTGTTATTCGTGGCGTATTGCAATTGACCAAAAAACTTGCAGCAGCGGCGGCGGCTGCTTTAGTATTAAATGCATTGTTGCCTGGAGGGGGAGCAAAAGCGGGTGAAGCAATTGATAAAGCCGCAAGGTTTAAAACTATTTTTGCAAGTATGAGTGGATTTGCATTCGCAAACGGCGGGATTGTATCCGGGCCAACTCTTGGACTGATGGGTGAATATCCCGGTGCGAGGTCAAACCCCGAAGTGATTGCCCCACTTGATAAATTAAAATCAATGATTGGCGGAGGTCAAACAAATGTTAACGTCACCGGTGGATTCAGATTGGATGGTCAAGATTTGGTCTTGGCTTTAGAACGAGCCGACAGAAATAATAAAAGATTTAGTTAATGGCATACGGCGAGAAATTTTCTTTGTTGTTTTCCGATGTATATAAAAATCCTCGGAAACTTTCAATTTTACAAAAGGACTATTCCGGAACAGTTTATCCGCTCATTGGAACAGACAACCCCGTTGTCTTAAAATGGCACAACAAAGATGATTTTTACAATCCAATAATTGGTTCAACTTGCGAAATAAATTTATTTGTTACCGAAGCGGCGGGAGGCGTTGCTTGGGATGAACTTGATGAAAATTGGAATTTAACAGAAACGCCGTGGGTTGATACATTAGGCACATCCGGAACAAATTATGATAATTGGTATGATGCCGATGAGCGTGAATATAAAGTACAAATTTCGACCGGAGATATAAGCGGTTCACCGCATTGGGATGCAACCGATGACCAATGGCAAACATCCGGGGTTGATTGGGATGATCCAACCGGACAAGGATTTGAGTTTTATTGGGAGGGTTTTATTGTCAACGATTCATATCGTGAAATGTTTACCACGACACCTTATCCAATTAAATTGATTGCATCTGATGGACTTGGAAATTTAGCTGGTTTTGATGCCCCCTATTCAAATGTTGTTTTAAATAACGGTATTCCGGATATCACAGAAGGAAGTCAATCAAACTTTGATGGCTTATTCCATTATTTAGTGGATATATTAAAAAATACTGATTTAGATTTTGATATATATGTCGGAAATTCAATAAGAGGTTCAAGCGGTTCTGCAAACGACACTTTATTTCACGACATTCAGGCTTTTGAATATGGTCTTTTGAAAAATAATTTTAAGAGATTAAATGCAAAAGAACTTTTGACTAAAATCTTGCAAATGACAAATTCAAGAATTTTTCAAAGTCAAGGGCGTTGGTATATTGTTTCAAACTCAAATTTGATTGATAATAGGATATTTGAATCACAAGAAGAAACGACAGTATCAACGCCTATTGTTGAAAATATATATATTACAACAACGGAAAATGTTGACACCACAATTGAACTAAATGGATTTGATGCCGATGGTTTATCACTTACTTGGGCAATTACTGATGATGTTGATAATGGCTCCACAAGTTTATCCGGGTCAACCGTAACATACACACCAACGACTGATTTCTTTGGCTCCGATGAATTTTATTTTACGGCAAATAATGGAACAAATACATCTTCTGCCGCTTATGTAATAATAACAGTAAATGAGGCACCGGTTGAAGAACCAACTGGCACTAAATTATTTGTACCACCATATAATTTCCAAAGAGGTAGATTTGTTGAACTCGGAACCTTCTTTTTTGGAAACACTATTCAACAAGCATTATCAAGAAGAAGAAGTTACACTATTATGAACTCATTCCCATCGACTGAATTAGGTTATTTGGAAGCCGTAGTTGGAGGTGGCGGTGTGATTGATTTATCAGATGTTTTAAATACATCAAGACAATATTTAGTTTCGTATGGTTCAGGTCAAGGTGACTCAAATGACCCTAATACTTGGAGAACGATGCAAGTAGGTACAAAAATGGTGTTTTATGATAAAGACCAATATTCATCAGTAAATAACACTATTGACCCCAATCCAGTTGATGAACCAAATAAATTGCCACGAACGCCTGATTTTAACAACTCAGTTTATTCATTTCAAAATGGCTATTATGCACACGCCGTACGAAGAGCCTTTGTTGTTAATGATCCTTTTTTGAATAGAGAAAAAGAATTATATGAGGCAAATGGGAGTGGTTTTACGATTCCAAGAATAACACAAGCAAATCAATTACCACAAGATTTGCAAGACCTTGGTCTTAAATTGAACAGTTATTATATAATAGTCGTAAGAATAGAAGATGATTTTGTTGTTGAACGTTATCAATTTGCACAATAATGGGTGATATAAGAAATGCACAATTAGATTTATTGACCAACACCGGTCAGGAATTTATTGAATTTAAGAGATTTGACAAAGATGGTGTTTATCAAGAAACATTGGTTGAAAATGTTCTTTTGACCGCACCTGACGTGGTTATTCCATTACATAACGATACAACAGTTGAATATTTAAAACCAATTAAAAGGGTTTCATTAAATACTAAAACGCCAAAAAGAAACGTTGTCAACAATGACCCAATGTTTAACTATGGCGGTTATCGTTTTAATGAAGAAACATCAACAGTTGTTACCAACGAAACCGTTGCGGGTTATACAGATTTGGCAACAAGTCCACAATCATTGTCGGGCGATAGAATGCTTCAAAACAGTAGAAAAAACACAATCACGGGGTCAGAACCAACTGGAACGGAATTAACTTCTTTAGATTTGTCTTGGTCAACCGATGAAGATTTTTGTGTGGTGTTAAATACAAACAGTCTTGAGGTCGGATTTAGTTATTATGTTGACAATGATTCAACTCTTTATGATTATTTTATTGCGATTCAAGTCACACAAGTTCAAAACGAAACCGGAAGAACACCCGGTTTTCGACAATGGGATTTTCAAAATGAAGTTTGGCATTTTACTCCGACATCATTAGGTGGATTCCAAAATGATGCCAAATATTTCTTTTTAATCAGAAACAATGTTTTCGGCAAATGGCAAAATTTTAGCAAAAAATTTCCGCCCTTAATACATCCAACAAATAAAATACAAGTCAAGGCAAGGGAAATAATTTATTCAAATTATACCGGAAGCATATCACACAACAAAACATTCTTTGATAATGTATTTGTTGCAAATTATATTGAAGATACAAATGACATATTTTTCGAAAATACAAGGTCAGGAACGAACACTATTACCGGCGAAATAGAAATGAAGGATGTTATACTTTCGAATGAACTCGGAACGACAATTTCAGACAAAGGTGTTTTGGATGAATATTATACCAAAAAAAATGGTACAACAACAACTTTAACACTTGAAAACCTTATTACAAAGGAGAAATTAAATGATTATAGAAATTATTCAAAGAGGTTTGAAGGCACGTTTTTTAACACAAATTCAGAACCAATTCCGATTTCATTGCACAATAAATTGTGGATGAACTTTAGAACCAATCAAGAACCGGTATCGGCTATGATTGATAATATGACTTATTCAATCAAAAATAATGAGTATAAAATTGTGTGTCACTTACCAAATCAAGATGACGATGTTGCAAGTGATGTCAGAATAAACTTTGATTAAAGCATAAAAAGTCCCCTTTTGTTTCCTTCCCCCTATTGGTTCGCTTGAATCGTAGGGGGTTTTTTTAAATTATTTAGTAAAATATTTTTTAGTTTATAAAATAAATTATATATTGCAGTATATTTAAAAACAAAAAACAATGGCAAATTTAAAAGTAATTGATAACAGAAACCACAAAGATGGTCTTGAAATTTACGAAGATGGAAATGGGAAATGGTATATACACAACGAAGAAACTGATAAAATATTAGCCGTAAAATACAAATATGAGGCTGAATATATTATAAAATATGAATCTGATTACTACGACTTATAAAAACAACCGGGGGCAGAAATGCCCCCATTTAAATATTCTATATGAACGAATTTGAAATCCATTTTATCAACGAAATAAAGCGTTTGCATATCCGCAAATTGGATGTTTTGGAATGTCTTGACATTACATTGCCAACGCTAAATTCTAAGATAAAAGAACCGGGGAGGTTCACCGTTGATGATATCAACAAACTAAAGAAATTAAACATCAATTTAAAACCACTAAACTTATGAATCAAAAACTAAAAACAACAAAAATCCAAGGCAAAGATTATGTCGAGGTAAACACGAGAATAAAGCATTTTCGTTCTGCATCACAATATCGAGGTTGGGGTATGGACACAGAGATTGTTTATCGTGATGAAAAGGCAATAATAATAAAAGCAACTGTTGTTGATGCCGATGGAAAAATTATGTCCACCGGTATGGCAATGGAAAAGGAGGGAAGCAGTTTTATCAATAAAACATCTCACGTTGAAAATTGTGAAACATCTGCCGTAGGTAGAGCATTGGGTAATTTAGGAATAGGTATTGATGCTTCGGTTGCATCGTATGATGAAATTTCCAACGCAAAAATGAATCAAAGCAAACCCCAAACACCAAAATCAAATTTTAATTCTAACACTAATATATTTTAATTATGAGTAACGAGAAGATTTATCCAAAAGGTTTAATCACATTCCCACCAAGGGAAAACGCACCGGAATTTGTAAAAGGTAAAATGATAATTACCTTGAATGAATTTGTCGAGTGGGCAAAAACTCAATCTGAGTATTTCAAAGAGTACAACGGTCAAAAGCAATTGGCATTTGATATTAAGGTGGGGGACAAGGGACTTTACTTTCAATTAGACACCTATAAGGGTGGGGAAACAAAAACAGAAGTGGTAAAAGAGGAAAACGATTTGCCATTTTAAACACTAACCGCACCCCTTCGGGGGTGCTTTTATATTTTATTATGATGCATTTTATTATTGATGAAACCCCTGAATCAGACATATCATTTATGCAAGAACGCATAAAATTCCTTGAAAAAACTGTAAAGGAAAAAAACGAAAAGATAGAAAACTTGGAATGCCGAGTGGACTATTGGAAAACTGAAAATGCAAAACTCAATACCAAACTTATTGTATTACAATCAAAGAAATGAAAACACAAAAGGACTCAAACGACAATTATCATTCACGACCGGAAATTTCCGCATCGGGTCTGAAAACAATCCACAAAAAATCGGTTTATCATTTGCTAAACCAAAGACCTTATTCAAGTGATTCATTAGCACTTGGAACGGCAGTACACGAGGCAATCCTTGAGCCAAAGGAATTTGATAAAAAATATGCCATTGTTGATTATATACCAAGAGGGGAAGGGTATATGAAAAAGCGAAAAGAACAACAAGACGATCACAAGGGGAAGGAACTTTTATACATTAGCAATGACAAGGAACAACCGGGAAATATTATCTTGAATATTAAACGCCAGTTTATGCAAAATGATTTGGCAATATTCTACACAAAAGGTGAAGTTGAATTGTCCCACTATGGAATCCACAACGATGTACCTATTCGAGTACGCCCGGATGTCAAAGGGGATGGATGGATTAGTGACATTAAAACTTGTCAAGATAACAGTCCAAGGGCGTTTTTAAGGGATATTTACAACTATGGGTATCACTTACAAGCGGCATTTTACTCTGATGCATTAGGGTTTGACCCAAAGAGATTTCGTTTTATTGCAATAGAAACCAAGCATCCGTTTTCGGTTGTCGTGTATGGACTAAGCGATGAAATGATTGACAAAGGTCGATTGGCTTACGAAAACGCATTGGAACAATGGAATCATTATTTAAAAACCGGAATTGCTTATGGATACGAAACAAGTGAAATGGCAAAGGATGGTTCATTAATTATATAATATGGAAACACTTACAACCGAATTTATAAAAAAAGAAGTCGATTACTATTTTGGATTCGACATTGCAAAAAAAACAAGATTAAGAGAATTTGTTGATGCCCGGTCAATTTATTATAAATTGTCAAGGGATCACATCAGACCTATTTCATATCGTGTTATTGGCGAAAAAGTAAAAGTTGATCACGCCACCGTTTTGCACGGCATAAAAACAATTGAAAACATTTTTAAGTTTGACCAAGACCCATTTTTAAAAGAAAAATTTCAATCAATAGAAAAAACCATTATGCCAAATAATTTTAATAAATACCTAACTAAAGAGGACAAATTTCAAAACGCCGTGATGAACTATTTCAAACTGCAATATCCGGATGCATTTGTGATTCATTGTCCAAATGAAGGTAAACGAACACCGTATGAAAGATTTAAGTTTAAAAAACTTGGAGGCGTTGCTGGAGTACCGGACATCCTTTGCTTTGACCCTAATGCCGATTTTAACGGCTTAGCCATCGAATTAAAGATAAAACCTAACAAACCTACCGAGAACCAAGAAAAGTGTCTTAAAACGCTTAAAAACAAGAATTGGAAAACTTCCGTTTCTTATGATTTTGATGATTGTAAACAACTAATTGATGAGTATTTTGGAAACATTTGAATATATTAGTGGAATATATGCTTTGATTATGAGCATTGCGGTTTTAATTATAATGTTTAGCAAATGAGTTTTCACGAATTTAAAAACGTATTTTGGAACGAGATCGACCAACGAGTTTGGCGAACCAATACATCAATGGATGACATTTCAATTCGATATGATTACGTTGGCAGGATGACTGAGGCGGAATTTGAATTTTTTCTTGAAATACTTTTTGAACTATTCGATGACCGTAAAATCACAATAAAACAATTTCGAGATATTTTTGTTGAACTCAGAATTTTCTCAAACCAACTTAAAGACATAACCGAGGAATAAAAATGAAACCAAACTATTATGCAATCATCCCGGCAGATGTTCGGTATGATGAGAGATTGACCCCCAATTCCAAATTACTTTATGGTGAAATAACCGCCCTTTCAGGTAAAAATGGTCAATGTTGGGCGTTGAATGATTATTTTGCAAAACTTTACAAAGTAGATAAAAGGACAATTACAAGATGGATCACCGAATTAAAAGATTGCAATTATATATCAATAAAAATAAAAAGGGATTCCACTAATAAAGTGATTGAACGTATGGTCAAAATTGTCGGGAGGTCACGACAAAATTGTCGGGAGGGTATAGACAAAAATGTCCTATATAATAGTATAGTAAATAGTAATAATAATATAAATATTAATAACCGCAAATCAAAAACAAGCAAAAAAGTGTCTGATTTTGCGGACAACTATATTAAATGTTATGATGCCATAATTGAATTGTTTCCTGATAGGACAAGACCAAAAACAACGGCACAAAAAATAAAGTGGCTTGATACTATTCGATTGGCAGATGAAAAAGATAATTGCAACCCACGGCAACTTTGGTGGATTGTAAATAAGGCAAGAAAGGATTCATTTTGGGAAAAAAATGTTTTAAGCATTCCGGAACTTAGAAAATCAAAAGAGGGTAAACTCCCAAAATTAGAACAACTAATTCAAAAACTTGGAGGAAGGGAATTTGATGCACTACGATAAAAACAAAACAAAACAAACAGAAAAAAGGTGTTTGGATGCACTTTTAAAATATGGTGATTTTAAATTGTCTGAAAACGAGTTTTCGCCTTTTGATATTTATGGCTATACAAACAATATAAAAACGATTGTGGAGGTCAAGGAACGTTCCGAAATGTGGGATCGATGGTATATCGAAAAACAAAAGATTGACAATCTCAGAAAATTAAAACATAAAACAAAAGACCCGATCAGGATATATTTGATGATTGTCGTTGGAAATGATGGATTTCTTTTTAAGGTTGATGATATTTTTCAGATGGGAAAAATCCAGCGTGTTCGAATGAATAAACAAACATCAAAAGATTTTCCGCAATCAAATGTCAAAATCCGAAAAGAAATTATTAATTTTCACCACCAACTAAACTTATTAAAACTTAAATTAAATGATTGATGAATTTCAAAATCTTGGCATTGAACTAAAATCAAATGCCAACGTACAAAAAACAAAATGTCCAAAGTGTTCTCACACAAGAAAAAACAAATCCGACCCTTGTCTTTCGGTCAATATCGAAAAGGGTGTTTACAATTGCCACCATTGTAATTGGTCAGGAAATGTAAAATTTAAGCCTAAAAAAGAATACATAAAACCGATTGAAACAAAAATCGAATTATCTGACCGGACAATTGGATGGTTTTCTAAAAGGGGTATATCTACGGCAACACTATCACATTGGAAAATTGGCGAATCGACTGAATATTTTCCCCAAGTAGATAAAAGGCGAAAAGCTATCAATTTCAATTACCATCGAAATGGCGAACTAATCAACACCAAATTCCGAGATGGTGAAAAGAATTTTAAAATGGTAAGCGGTGCCGAACTTATATTTTATGGCATTGACAATATCAAGGAAATGGACACCATTTACATTGTTGAAGGCGAAATGGATGCATTGTCGCTATCGGAATCAGGGATTTATTCCGTTTGTAGTGTTCCTAATGGTGCATCTAAGGGAAACCAACGCCTTGAATATCTTGACAACTGTTTTGAATACTTTACAGACAAAAAGGAAATAGTATTATGCACCGACAACGATGATGCCGGGTTATCACTTAGAAATGAACTCGCTCGGAGGTTTGGAAATTACCGTTGTAAATATGTTGACTTTGGAGAGTACAAAGATGCTAACGAGGTGCTAACAGAAAAAGGTGCAGAAACACTTCGGTCAATATTAAAAGAAACCAAATCATTTCCACTTGAGGGGGTGATAAATATCAACGACATTTGGCAAGATGTAATCAACTACAATGAAAAAGGGATAGTCAACTACTCAATTCAACTTGCGGACTCTGATGAGTGGTTTAAAATGGCTTTTGGGGAGTGGTCAACCATTACTGGAATACCCAATTCAGGAAAATCAGACTTTGTTGATCAAATATCTTGCAATCTTGCCCTTAAATATGGATTTAGAACGGCATACTTTTCACCCGAATCGTTTCCTTATGAAAGCCATATAAAACGATTGGCAAATAAGCTAAATGAAAAACATTGCACAACTGATGATTTAAATCGGACAAAAAATTTCATTGAAGAACATTTTTACTTTGTGAAAATAGACCTACAAAATCTTACACTAAAATCGATACTTGATAAATTCAGGGAACTCGTTTTTCAAAAAGGGGTCAACGTTTTAACAATTGACCCTTGGAATATGCTTGACCATTCGGCACAAAAAGACCATTCTTATGTCGGTCGGGTACTTTCGGAAATTACTCAATTTGTACAACAAACAAACACCCATCTTTTTTTGGTTGCACACCCAAGGAAAATGGAATCCGACAATGGCGTTTTTAAAATACCAACGCCGTATGATATATCCGGGTCATCTGACTTTTTTAATAAGTCTTATAATTGCTTAACTGTTTATCGGTCAATTGGAGAAATGACAAAATATGAATCTGATTCGGTACAAGTGCATATCCAAAAGGTAAAAAGAAAAGAAAACGGAAAGCAAGGTTATTTCACCGTGGCACCTGATTTTAAAAATGGGGGGGTGTATAAACCTATCGATGAAAAGAAAAACAGAATTACAGTCGTAAAAGACACAATACCTTTTTAATTATGAAAATTTTAAATTTATATGCTTGTTTAGGTGGTAACCGCTACAAATGGGACGAGGTGACTGATGTTGAGGTTACTGCTGTAGAATTAGACCCTGAATGTGCAAGATTATATCAAGAAAGATTTCCAAAAGACAAAGTTGTCATTGCTGATGCACATCAATATTTGTTAGACCACTATAAGGAATTTGATTTTATTTGGACATCACCCCCTTGCCCAACACATAGCCGAGCAAGATTTTGGGGAATTGGTGCAAATGGTAAAAATCCAATATATCCTGATATGAAATTATATCAAGAAATACTTTTTTTAAAACATCATTTCAACGGTAAATTTGTTGTTGAAAATGTAATTCCATATTATGAGCCTTTTATCCTTGCACACAAAAGAGGAAGGCATTTATATTGGACAAATTTTAACTTACCAAATAATTTAAATGATAGAAGGATTGCAATATCACAAACAAAAAACGAACTTAAAAGTTTATCTAAATTTCATAACATTGATTTAAAAAAATATCAAGGGAAACAAAGTAAAATTAAAATCGGAAGAAACCTTGTTGATTATGAAGCAGGAAAAGCAATATTAGAAACTGCAATCGGAATAATTAAAAAAGAAAATGTCAATCAATTAGAAATATTTTAATGAATCTAAATGAATATTTTGATGCTTTCCGATGGTGTGAAAACAATTCCATCAGATGCTATCCAAAACCTAAAGGAAAAGAGTTTATTTTAGTTTATGAGATAAACGGACAACCTAAAACATCCGGCAAAACATATTCCAAAAAAGAGTATGACACCAAGTGGAAAGAATTTTATATTTACCTTTACAAAAAATTTAAAGATGTTTGAAGTTGAATTTTTTCCCCTCTACGGTTTTACGGTTGGTTTTAATTATTCTAATGATGACCTTTTAGGTATTGATGAGGAAAAAGATTTTAAACACACGATTCAAGTGTTCATTGGAATATTTGGATTCAATATTAATTGGTACATTGACAAATAATGGCATACGATAAAAAAGAACTTGAAAAAAAGGCTTTGATTGCTATCGAAGAAC